CACCATGAGCACCAGTCGCACCGGCACGGCCACATGGTTGCGCCATGCAGCACAGGCCAAGCGCGAGGCCCAAGCACGAGGACTCGCCCGCTGCCCACTGTGCGGCGTCTGGATGGACTACGAGACCGGCAAGCGACCCAACAGTGCCGAAGCTGACCACATCAGACCGCATTCGCTTGGTGGTTCAGACGACATCGACAACATTCGCGTCATTTGTCGTCGTTGCAATCAATCGCGCGGAAACGGCCTGAAACGCCCAGGGCGCCAACGCCAGCGTCCAATCAAGCGCATCGAGCTGGCCAAACCGGCCCGCAGTGGGGCATTTCCTGCCCCGCCGGCCTGATCTCGACCGCATAGGGGGGCATAACCCCCACCCCGGGGCTCCTCGCACCAACAAGTCATAGCGATATCTCCCCGGGGTTTTCCACAGAGTGTCCGCCCAGGGCGTCGCTGTCGAGCTCACAGCGCACGCTGAACGCCCGCCAGCACTCGAGGCGATCCGAACAGCCTCGCTCCGAGTGCGTCGGGCCTGTGTGGATCGCTCATGAGTTTCGTAACAATCCCCTAGCCACAGCCCGAGTGAGATAGAATCGGAGCATGGAAGAGCAGTGCGGATGGTGCGGTCGGGCATTCGATCGTGCCCGGACGGGTCGCCCGCGACGCTTCTGCTCGGCCCGCTGTCGGGTCGCCGCGTCCCGGTGTGCGATCCCGCTGGCCATGAGGTCCCGCACTGCGTGGGTCCGCTGCGACGGCAAGCGCCCCATCACCCTGGCTGGCGCTCCGGCCTCATCCACGGACCCGGGCACATGGTCTGGCTGGTCGCAGGTGCGACGCGCCACGGCCGGCGATGGCTTCGGGACCATGCTCGGTGACGGGCTGGGGTGCTGGGATCTCGACCACTTCGACGATCTGGGCGCCCGGGCCTTCATCGACCGGATCGATGAGCCGATCATCTTCGCCGAGCGGTCGGTGTCGGGGCATGGCTTCCACATCTTCGTCCGGACTGACGAGGCCCCCGGACGCCGCACCGGAAACATCGAGTTCTATTCACACAGCCGGTTCATCAGGGTCACAGGAGACCAGTTCGTCTGACGCGAAGGGGGTGCGCCATGGCTGCACAGGTCAGGGCCGTGGACCCCGATGAGCGCCTACCTGCCCGCAAGCGGGCCAAGACCATCACCCAGGCCGCGAAGTCCGGCACTGAGGTTGAACTGTTGGAGGCACTGCAGGCTCGCGTGGCCCGCGCCGTGCAGGACCGTGATACTCCGCCGCGCGATCTGGCGGCGCTGACGAAGCGGCTGATGGACATCACCCGGGAGCTCGAGGCGGCCCGGGTCAAGGATCAGGAGGCGGGATCTGATGGTGCCGTCACCGCAGACGAAACATGGCGACCGCAAGCTCTCTGAGGTCGCCAAGCACCTGATCCTTCCTGAAGGGATCGTCTCGACGGGCTGGCCGGCCGTGCGTGACCGGTGTGGCGAGTGGGGTGTGGTCTTCGATCGTTGGCAGGACGGCATGGGCCGGGTGATCCTGTCGAAGCGCGACAGCGGCCTGTTCGCCGCTGGTGTGGGCGGGGTTGGCATGTCGATCCCGCGCCAGACCGGCAAGACCTTCACCGTCGGCATGATCATCCTCGGGCTGTGCTCGCTGAGCGATGAGCTCACGGTGCTGTGGACCTCCCACCATTCCAAGACGACCACCAAGACCTTCGAGTCGCTGCAGGGCATGGCCCAGCTCAAGAATGTGGCCCCGCTGGTCCGGCAGGTCCGCACTGGCAACGGCAACCAGCAGATCATCTTCCGCAACGGGTCGCGCATCATCTTCGGTGCTCGGGAACAGGGCTTCGGGCGTGGTTTCGACGACGTGGACATCGAGATCTTTGACGAGGCGCAGATCCTGTCCGAGCAGGCCCTCTCCGACATGGTTCCCGCGGCGAATGTGAGCACCAATCCGCTGATCATCTTCATGGGCACCCCGCCGCGTCCCTCGGACTCGTCGGAGGCGTTCGCGAACCGCCGCGCCGAAGCTCTGGCGGGCGACGCCCCGGACGCCGCCTGGATCGAATTCGGAGCGGACGAGCACGCCGACCCGACCAGCCGCGCCCAATGGCGTAAGGCAAACCCATCCTTTCCTCACCGCACGTCGGAGACCTCCATTCTGCGGATGATGAAGATGCTCGGGCCGGAGTCATTCAAGCGTGAGGGCTTGGGTATCTGGGACGACACGGCATCGGCCCGTGCGATCCCGGCAAACGGGTGGCGCGTCCTGACCGTCAAGGAATCACCCGCCGACTCCATCCAGTCCTTCGGAGTGAAATTCGCTATCGACGGGAGTGCGGTCGCTCTGGCGGGAGCTTTGAAACCCAAGGACGGACCGATCCACGTAGAGGGCATCGAGCAGCGCTCGGCGGCCGACGGAATCGAATGGCTCGCTGACTATTTGGTGCCCTTGTGGCGCGACGCGGCCCAGATCGTCATCGACGGCAAGTCCGGCGCCGGTGCCCTGGTTGATGCGCTGCGCCGTGGTGGCGTGGCTGCGAAGGTGATCCTCACTCCGAGTGTCGCCGACGTGATCACCGCCCACAGCCTGACTCTGGAGGCCATCAAGACCGGCGGACTGTCGCACCTGGCTGACCCGGAGCTGGATCGGCAGGTCCGCATCGCCACGAAGCGAAAGATCGGGGCCGCCGGCGGCTTCGGCTGGCAGGCCCCCGAAGGCGACACCGTCGCCCTCCTCGACGCCATCACGCTTGCCCACTGGGCAGCACTCACCACGAAACGACATCCCGGCAGGAAGGCGGTGCTGCTGTGAGCTCTGCACTCCCCGTTGACATGACGCCCATTCGCGTCAAGGGCCTGTCGCCCGACGAGCAGGACGAGCTGACCAAGCTCATGCAGATCTGGGCCACCAAGGCCGAGCGCAACGGACTGCGCCGCCGCTACTACGACGGACATGCCCGACTCCGCGACCTCGGCATCTCGATACCGCCCCAGCTCAAGCGCACCCCGACCGTCGTCGGATGGCCAGCCAAGGCCGTTGACACCCTCGCCTCACGCTCGATGTTCGACGGATTCGTCGTCCCGGGCGCCGGCGACGATGACGACCCTCTGGAGCTCAAGCCGATCCTTGACGCCAATTCCTTCGACCAGCTGTACGCGACGGCGGTCGTCTCCGAACTGATCCACTGCTGCGCCTTCCTGACAGTCACCCTCGGGGACACCCAACTCGGGGACCCGCCCGTGCTCATCTCCCTGCGGTCCGCCGAGTACGCCGCCGCCCGGTGGGACATGCGCCGCCGCCAGATCCGCTCAGGCATGGCCGTGGTCGATGTTGACTCCAGCATCCCCAGCCAGCCCACCATGGTGACCCTGTACCTGGCGGACAAGATCATCACCTGCGCCAAGTCGAGCACCAACCAGTGGGAAGTCGCCGGAGAGGTGCCCAACCACTTGGGACGCCCGCTCATGGAACCGATGGCGTTCCGACCCGACGACGCCCGCCCGTTCGGCAAGTCCCGCATCTCACGCGAGATCATGTCGATCACCGACTCGGCACAGCGCGCGGCACTGCGCGCCGAGGTCCTGATGGAGTTCAACACCGCCCCGCAGAAGTATCTGCTGGGAGCCGACGAGGAACTATTCCAGGACGGCTCCCGCTGGAAGTCCTACATGGACGCGGTACTGGCGATCTCCCGTGACGAGGACGACAACCTGCCCACCTTCGGGCAGCTCTCGCAGGTGTCCCCGACCGGTGCCATCTCCTACCTGCAGCACCTTGCCGCACGCTTCGCCGGCGCAACTGGCTTGCCGGTGTCCTCGCTGGGGATCGTGTCAGACAACCCTTCGTCGGCTCAGGCCATCAGCCAGGCACGCGATGACCTGGTCACTGAGGCCCAGTCGATGAACCGGGTGAACAACATTGCCCTGACCAACGTGGCACGCATGGCGCTGGCCATCCGCGACGGGATCACTCTCGACGCGCTGCCCGACCAGGCACGAGGGCTGCGAGCAAAGTTCCGCAACCCGGCAATGCCCTCTGTGGTGTCCCAGTCCGACGCGATGGTCAAGCAGATCTCTGCGATCCCTTGGCTGGCGAACACCCGCGTCGCGCTCGAGGAGCTCGGCTACAACGAGGAGCAGGTCACCAGACTGCTCGCAGACAAGCGTCGCGCCCAAGCATCCGACACACTCGCGTCAATGCTCGCCGGCGGGGAGGTTGGCCATAGCAAGAGCGGCGACTCCACCAGTGCGGTGCCGCGTCCTGAAGGCCGGGCACCGGTTCGTGGTGAGGTGAGCGGTGACCAGTCGTGAGGACCTCGACAATCTCCACCGCGCCAACGACCTGATCATCAAACAGGCCATCTCTGCGCTGGACGGCTTCTGGTCCAAGCTCGACAAGAACGACGTCAAGGCGGTCCGCAAGGCGATGGCCGACTTCGTGCCGAAGCTCGTCAGCTCCTACGGGGAACTGGCTGCTGGGGCAGCGGCGCAGTGGTACGCGGACCATCGGCCCGGCAAAGACGACTTCACCGCAGAGCTGGCCGATCCGGTCACCGAGGATGACGTGATCCGCGACACCCACGAGGCTCTCAGATCCCTGGGGACCTCCCCGATCGAAAATGTGCAGGGCAACCTGGCCGGTGCCGTGCAACGACAGATCGCCTACATGGCGCGGGCGACTGTCGCACGCAACATCCGCCGCGACCCCAAGCATCCGCGCTTCGCCCGCGTGCCGCGCGGCGCCCGAACGTGCGCCTTCTGCACGATGCTGGCCAGCCGTGGGTGGGTCTACTGGTCGAAGGAAACCGCAGGACTCGCCCACCGATTCCACCGTGATTGCGACTGCCAGATCGTGCCCGAGTGGAAGCGTGGCGAAATCCATTTCGATGGATACGACCCCGATGAGATGTACGACGCCTATTGCCAGGCGCGCGATGAGCTTGAATCGACCAACGAGTCGGACGTGCTGCGGCTCATGCGCAAGCAGCACCCCGAACGTTACTCGGACGGATCATCGAAGACCTCCTGAGAAACCCCCGGCTTTAGCCGTGGGAGCGGCTGCGCAAGGCGGCTTAGCTAACTCCCTGCAACTCCTATGGAGCCCCGTTCCGGCGGGGCTTTTGTCATGCCCGGATGTGGGCCGGTTACCTCGACCGTTTCGGGGGCTTGATGGGCGACGGCCCGTAAACGGAAGGGGCACCACTGTGTCTGAAGAAGCATCTGACGCCGCCAAGGCGGGCACCGAGAACACCGCCCAGGGCGGGGATAGCGCCAAGGACGGTCAGTTCACCCCGATCACCTCGCAGGAGGAGATGAATCGGATCGTGACCGCCCGTCTGAACCGTCAGGCGGCGAAGTTCGCCGACTATGACGAGCTGAAGGCGAAGGCCGAGAAGTTCGACCAGGACGCCGAGGCATCCAAGTCGGAATTACAGAAGGCCGTCGAGCGGGCCGAAACGGCCGAGAAGAAGCTGGGCACCGCTGAGGCGGAGAAGCAGCGGCTGGCGGTGATCGCCAAACACCAGATCCCCGAGAGCCTTCAAGACCTCGTGCGTGGTGACAGTGCCGATCAGCTTGAAGCCGCCGCTGCGAAGCTCGCCGAGCTTGCCCCGTCGGCGCAGCGCGGCCCGATCTCACCGACCGAGGGCCTGCAGCCCGAACACCAATCACATGGCTCATCCGACTGGCTGCGCGATGAGTTCCTCAATCACTGAATGAAGGGAGCCTTTCATGGCTTCGAATGTCAAGGACATCATTTCCGCCCAGGAACTGGGTGGGGGACTGATCCCCACCCAGTTCGCCACCGAGATCATCCAGAACGCACCCCAGTCGTCTGTCGTGTTGTCGCGCGCCACCCGTGTGCCGATGTCAACCCGGACCCGCACCCAGCCGGTGCTCGACACCCTGCCGATGGCCTATTGGGTCGGTGGCGATACCGGGCTGAAGCAAACCACGAAGCAGAACTGGAAGGGGTTGACGATCACCGCCGAAGAACTCGCGGCGATCGTGCCGATCCCCGAGGCAGTGATCGCCGACTCGGCGATCCCTCTGTGGCCCGAGATTATGCCGCGCCTGTCAGCGGCGATCGGGCTCGCTCTCGACCAGGCCGCACTCTTTGGCGTCAACAAGCCGTCCAGCTTCCCGACCGCCGTCGTGCCCGCAGCTATCTCCGCCGGCAACGTCGTCGCTGAAGGCACTGGCGCCGATCTGGCAGTCGATGTCGCCTCCCTGGGGCAGAAACTCGCCAAGCAAGGCTTCGCCGGGAACGGTTTCGCGTCCAGCCCCGGCCTGACGTGGAAACTTATCGGCCTGCGCAACGCCGGCGGCGCCCCAATCTTCGTACCCAGCCTCGCAGAATCCACCCCTGCCGCCTTGTACGGCTATCCGCTCAACGAGGTCACCAATGGTGCATGGAACGCAGATGTGGCGGAGTTGCTGCTGGCGGATTGGTTGAAGTTCGTTGTTGGTGTCCGTCAGGACATCAGCTACAAGCTGCTGGATCAGTCTGTGATCTCCGACGATGACGGCAAGATCATCCTCAACCTGGCACAGCAGGATTCTGTGGCGCTGCGTGTCACTTTCCGCGTCGGCTTCCAGGTGGCGAACCCGGTGACCGAGCTGGAGAAGGCCGACGCCAAGCGGTACCCGGCGGGTGTCATCACGCCGAAGGCGGTCGCCCCGAAGGCAGTCGTCTGATCATGGCTGCCATGACCTCACCTGCAGGCGAGGTTCTTCACATTCCAGCCGAGGGTGTTGCAGCAATGCTGGCCCTCGGCTGGAAAGTGCAGCATCAAGAACCTGTCGAACCTGCCAGTCCTGATGGCACGAAGGTTCCCACTTCAGGTCGCAAGAGGGGCCAGAAGGTCACCAGGGGGCGGTAACCATGCCCGACGAACAACCGACCGTCTTCGCGACGCTCGATGATCTTGAGAAGCGCTGGCGCGCGCTGTCCAGCACAGAACAGCCGCGCGCCAGTGTGCTCCTTGTCGACGCTTCGGGTCTGATCCGCGACACCTGCCCGGCATGGGTCTCGGCTCGTGAGGACACACTGCGTCGCGTGTGCTGCGCAGTGGTTCGCCGCGCGATGTCCACCGATGATGAGGATGTCGGAGCCACCTCGCTCATGGACGTGTCCGGACCCTTCACCACTCAGCGCTCCTACTCGTCACCGGCCGGGGATCTCTTCTTGACCAAGGCCGAGAAGAGGTCGCTGGGCTGCGGGGCGCAGTCGGCTTTCACGATCACCCTGGCAGGTGACCAGTGAAGCGCTCATGGTTCACCCCCGTGGAACGTCTCCGCGAGGGTCCGCCCGAGATTGACCGTGACGGTGATCCGATTGCCGGCTCCGGAGTGATCACCAAGGATCCTCTCCCTGATGCCCTGTTCGCGCCGGGCGGGTCGCAGATCCTCGTGGCCCCCGGCGTGGCGGCAGTCGTGGACGAACCGACCCTCTACTGGCCCGGCACGACGCAGGTTGACGTGGTGGCCACCGACAAGGTCCGTGTCGCCGGGAGGGTCTGGACCCCCGAAGGAAACCCCGCGCGATGGCCGAAGGGCGTCGTGCTCAAGCTCAAGGCCCAGGAGGCAAAGAATCGTGGCTAATTTCCGTTTCGAACCCAATACGAAGGCGTTCACCGAGTGGGCGCAGCGCGACTGCGACGCGCACCTGATCGCCGGCATCACTGCCTCGATGGGGACCAAGGCGGGCGAGGGTTTCTCGACGATGGTCTCCAACAATGGCGACCGCACCCGCGGTTATCTCGCGACGGCCTCCACGAAGGGCCGTATGCGGCAGGCGCAGGGGCATGTCATCGAGCGGGTCATCGGATCGAGCGGCGTGTGAAACCGCCCGACCTCCACACGCTCGTCGCCCACCATCTGGCTGAGCTCCTCGGCGTGCCGGTCGTCTCCACTCGCCCCGAAGGGGACAGGGTACCGCCGAAGTTTGTGCGGATCATCTCGACCGGCGGAGCGGGCCGCTATGGCCGGGTCTTCCAGGGCATCCAGCTGACGATCAGCTCCTACGCGGGATCTCCGGCGTCCGCCCGTGATCTCGCGATGCAGGTGGACGAGGTCATGAACGGGCTGCCGGTCTCGGTGCTGCCGGTTTCCAAGGTCACTGGTAACACCCCGTCGGACGACCCTGATCCCGACACTCAGCAGGACCGCTACACGGCCACCTACCAACTCACCACAATCATCCGTTAGGAGCCTTCATGGCTGTCAATTCTGTCAATGTGCACGTCTTCGGGTCCGATGACGACGTGCTCTACCTGGGCCCGTCAGGTCTGGACTTGAGCACGATCTCCCTTGAAACCGCGATCCCGAAGGAGATGATCGACACCGGCTGGCTCACCGATGACGGTGTGACTCTCGGCATGAAGGACTCTGTCAAGGCCATCCAGGGCCACCAGGGGCACGCGAATGTGCTTCAGTTCATGGACTCCAGCGACACGACGCTGGAAGCGACCCTGATGGAGTCCAAGCTGCAGCCGTTCCTGTGGAACCTTGACGCCGAGGTCGAGATGGTGGACGGGATCACGAAGATCGTTGCGAAGAGCTCGCGTCGCGTGATCAACCTGTGCGCCGTCTGGGACACCTTCGACACCCAGCATGACAACATCCATTGGCGCTACGTCTTCTCTCAGGTCACTTTGGGTGAGCGCGACGACATCGCCTTCAAGGTGGGCGAGGCCTCGGCCTACAAGTATTCGCTCGGCGTGCTTGAGGCCTTCACGGTCCTCACCAACGCCCCGGCGATGCAGTCGAACGGCGGCGCGTCCGCCAAGACGGTGACGGGCGTGGCGATCACCACCCTGGACGGCGCGACCGTGGGCCTCCCATCGTCGCTGAAGGTGGGGGAGAAGGTGTCCCTCGCCGCCGAGATCAGCTATTCCGATGGCTCGAAGGCGACTCGTCAGACCGATGCCGTGGGCCTCACCTGGATGTCCTCGGACAAGTCGAAGGCCACCGTCGCTGGCGGTGTGGTCACTGGCGTGTCGGCAGGCAAGGCCGACATCACCGCCTCGATCGACGGCAAGACTTCCGAAGCGCTGTCGCTGACCATCAACACCGCCGCCTGACCAACCCTCAAACCCTCCGCCCCGGTCGTCCTCTCGCGCCGGGGCGGAGCCTTGCCACACCCGCGAGAGGTCAACTTTTCTGCGAGAGGAAACCATCATGGCCGAGGCCAAGAAGATCAGCGCCGCCGAACAGGCGCGCCGCGAAACCCAGTCCGCGACCGACACCGGCACGATCACCGACACGACCGTGCAGATCGGCGATATCGAGCTGACCGTGCCCGCCGCCGTCTTCGAAGACGACTGGGAATTCCAGGAGGCGATCCTGATGGCCAACGATCCCGATGCCACCGACGAGGATCGGGCCAGGGCAAGCATGACGCTGTTCCGTCGTCTGGTCGGAAACCGCCACCGCGAAGTGCTTGACCAGCTGCGCGACGAGTCGGGGCGTGTGCCGGTGTCTAAGGTCACCGAGACCGTCAAGAAGATCATGGACGCGGTCAACCCAAACTGATGAGCCTCTTCCAGCTTCTCGCCACACATTGGGAGGAGCTGGAAGGGGACTTTCAGCAGACCTACGGCATCGACCTGCGGGACCTGTGGCGTGGTCGGCTGAGCCCGGCGCGCTGTTGGACGCTGCTGACACAACTGCCACCCGGATCTAGGCTCTGGCGGATGCTCGGCGGCCCCATGGCGTGGGGCATGGTCGAGCGCGCCGTCCGTGAAGAGGGCTGGCGACTCGCCAGTCAGAACGCTGGTAAGGAACTGCCTCGGCCGGAGCCGCCTGCGCCGGGATGGCGCGACAAGCAGGACGACCTGCGCCGCCGCGAAGAGCGCCGTCTTGCCCGCTTCATGCAACGCCACGCAGAACGCCACAACTGAACAGCGCACCACCCCGGGAGGTCCCCATGGCTCTTGATCTTGGCACCGCTTGGGTGCAGGTGTCCCCATCCTTCCGGGGCTTCGCCTCCTCAGTGAATCGCGAGGTCGGTTCGGCTGTCGGTGGGGCCTTCAAGTCTGCGGCCAAGATCGGCACCACCGCGATCGCCACGATCGGTGCAGCGGTCGGCGGGCTGGCGCTCAAGGGCGGCATCGACCGCGCCCTGTCGATCGAGCAGGCGCAGGCCAAGCTGAAGGGCCTCGGCCACGACGCCGGATCGATCACCGAGATCATGAACGACGCCCTCGCCTCGGTGAAGGGCACCGCCTTCGGTCTGGGCGATGCCGCGACGGTTGCCGCGTCGATGTCGGCTGCCGGCGTCAAGTCGGGCGAGCAGATGACCGGTGTGCTGAAGACGGTTGCCGACACCGCCCAGATTTCGGGGCGCTCGCTCACTGACATCGGTGCGATCTTCGGCTCTGTCGCGGCCCGCGGCAAGCTGCAGGGCGACGACATGCTGCAGCTCATGAGCTCCGGCGTGCCGGTGCTCCAATTCCTGTCCGACCAGCTGGGCGTCACCTCCGCTGACGTGTCGGACATGGTGTCCAAGGGGCAGATCGACTTCGCCACTTTCTCCGCCGCCATGCAGAAGGGTCTTGGTGGTGCGGCACTGGCTGGCGGCGAGACCTTCACCGGCGCCATGGCGAACGTGCGTGCGGCCCTGTCCCGGCTGGGTGAGACCGCTGCCAAGCCTGCCCTGGACGGGCTGCGCGTGGTCTTCAACGCGCTGATCCCGGCGATTGATGCCGCCACAAATGCGCTCAAGCCCATCGCCAGCGCCCTGGCGAACCGAATTTCGCAAGCAGCAGAGGCGGCTTCCGCCTCGATCGGGCGTCTCACCGGCTCCCTCACGAGCATCACGAATCTCAATACAGGGATGCTCGGCGCGGCCTTCTCATCGATGCTGCCGATCATCGGAGCACTGTCGGGGCAGCTTGGCTCCTTGCTTGGCGGGATCCCGGTCGTCGGGCAGGCCTTCGCAGGGATCACTGGGCCGGTGGGATTGGCTGCCGGCGTGCTGGTCGAGATCGTGGCGGCTTCATCGTCGCTGCGTCAGGCCCTGGGCACGCTGGTCGGGGTCGTCGGGTCCCAGTTGTCCGGTGTGATGACGGGCATTGTCGCGGTGTTTGCCGGTTTTAGGTCCGTGCTTGGTGCCGTCGGTGACGTTCTGGCCCCGTTCGTGGACCGTGCGGCGGACACCGCCAATGTGGTCCTGCCCTTGCTGGGGGGTGCGCTGTCGGCTGCCGGTGGCATCCTGCAGTCGTTTGCTGGCTTCATCGAGCGCAACCATGTGGCGATATCCATTCTTGCGGGTGCGGTGGTTGCGGCCGCGACGAGTTGGAAGATCTATACCGGCGCGCAGGACCTTGCGAGGCTGGCAACGACGAAGCTCGGGCTCGCGACAACGGTCCTGAAGGGCAAGCTGTCAACGATGGGGGCGGCGTTCAAGTCGAACCCGTTCGGCGTCATCCTCATGGCGATCTCGGCGCTGGTGGGGGCGTTCTCGATTGCCTACCAATCCTCAGAGACGTTCCGCAATGGCGTGCAGGGGATTCTCGGCTCGCTGGCGCCGGTGTTTTCCTCCCTGATGGGGACGCTGTCGGGGCTGTTCCAGCAGGTTGCTGGTGCTGTCGGGCCGGTGCTGTCTTCGATCGTCTCGACCCTGGCATCGGTCTTCTCGGCTATCGGCCCCGTCCTGTCGCAGCTAGCCGGCACCATCGGATCTGTCTTCTCGGCGATCGGTCCTGTCCTGGCGTCGGTCTTCGGGTCGATCGGGTCGGTTCTGGCGAGTGTCTTCTCCGGGGTGATGAGTGTCGTGGCGCCGATGCTCACCGCGTTGCAGCCGCTGTTCACGCAGCTGTCGGCTTCGGCGGGACAGATCGGTGCGGCGTTCGGTCCTGTTGGTCAGGCGCTTTCGTCGTCCTTCCAGCAGGTCGGTGCCGCGCTGGCGCCGCTGCTGCCGATGCTCGGGCAGCAGTTCGGGGCGATCCTTTCCCAGCTGGCTGCGGCCCTGGCTCCGGTCATGGGTCAGTTGCTGGCTGCGGCTGCTCAGGTGTTGCCGACGTTGGCGCAGGCCTTCGGGCAGGTCGCCGGGGTGCTGATCGGGTCGCTGGGTCAGG